TCATAGATACGACGAAACATTTCATTCATATCTTGGTCGGAATTCTTTGCTACCCATTTACGCATATCGGTAAATTGTTTACCTTTTAATAAACGAAATAGGTCATCAATAGATTCTTGTTTCAGATTAACAAAGATACCTTCGTCAATTTTACCTGAAGCTGCATATGATTGTAGTTCAGTTAATACACGACGGAAATCAGGGAAGTGTTTTTCAATTACTTTAGCAACTACTTTAGGATCGTATTGAACTTCTTCTTGGTCAAGAATTGCTTTGACTCTCTTGAAGAATTCCATTGCCATTTGTGGACGATCATTTGTATCAATAGTAAAATCTACTTCTGATAGCCTTGAACGTAATGGACTGATAATACGATTCTTGAAATTACAAGTAAAGATAAATCCACAGTTAGAAGAATATTCTTCAATAAAGTTACGAAGAGCAGGTTGAACATTTGCTGCGTTCAGATAATCTGCTTCGTCAAAGATTACATACTTACGTCCTGTTCCTGTGAGAGAAACAGCGGATGCGAAAGTAGAGATGTCGTATCGGAGAGTATCTATATTAACATTAAGAGAACCATTCTTTACGATATAATCGCAACCGAGTTCTTCAAGCATTGCCTTTGCGACAGTAGTCTTACCTACACCAGGACCGCCTGTTAATAATAGATTTGGAATACTTCCGTCTGATACGAACTTACGGAATGTTTCTTTTGTCTTATCAGGTAGAATAGTATCAGCAACTACTTGCGGACGATATTTCTCAACCCATAAGACTTCGTTTGATTTTGCATCAATCATAATTCACCATAAACATAATATAAAAAATTTGAGAAACCGCGAGGGTGTTTCCACCCTCACTTCTCGAGAAATGAGTTATTGATTACTCAACAACTTTATCAGCTAAAGGAGCACCTTCAGTTACTGATGTATCAACATTGGCATCCTGTTGACCAAGACTTGGGTCTTGCTGAGGTCCTTTCTGTCTTAAAAATGCTTCGATTTTATTTCTTAGCATTCCTATTCCGGCAAGTTCCTGTCCTTGGAATCCACCACGTTGAGAGACTACGTCAATAATCTGCAACACAGTTGATAGGTCTCCAAGATTGATAACCACTTCTTGTTCTTGGCCTTGTTGTTGGCCAAAGTTACCTTGTACTGGTTCATTCATAATTTCACCTTTTATTATAAGTCGACTTTGAATCTATAGCCACATAATATGTGACACCTTTTCCTTTAAATTCTGAGATACCTTTTGAACAAAGCGTAACCTCATAATCCAAAGGCATGAGTTTTAAATTATCAGTTTTAATAATAATTTTAAACTCGTCGGCAGTATCCCCGATTTCAACGCCAAAGTCATCTGCGCCTTCGTTCGTACTGTCGATTGCTTTCAGATAGCATTTGCCGCCTTCGCCTACAAACGCAATCTCTGAAAATTGTAATACCCCTGCTGCTTTGAGCACCGAAGTTAATTCATCATTAGATACATTAACTACAACATCTGCTGAAGGAATAGTAATATCCTTTTCAGGTGGTGTATGTATCATTGATAAATCTGCATAGACATATTTCGTTCTACGCTTACCTTCCGAGATAATAAAGTATTTATCAAAAAACTCTACATCTGGGTCATTATATAAAGACAAAATTGATAAAAATCTTGAAAGATCGTATACACATGCATCTGATGGAATTTCATCAGGAATGTCTGCGATAGCAATTAATGTCTTCTCCGGAGTGATAGTCTTAAGAACATTACCTTCTTTCATCAAGATTGACTTGTTGATTTGAGTAAAGCTTTTTAAGACCGTCAAAGTTTCGTTAGAAAATTTCATAATATAAGTTTCTCCATTGATATTATTTGTGGTATATTATATACCATTTACTTGGACTTGTCAACAGGATTATAAGCTTTCTTATTAGATTTAGAATCTGCAGTAGCAGTAACTCCTAGTTGACCTAGAGCACCCATGTCACCCTTAAAGATATAAGAACCAACATGGTTGATTTTCATCCAAGGACACATCCAAACTGAAAGACCTGCTTTACGAGCCATCTTACAGAAAAAGTAATCCTCGGATAAGTACCTCTTTGACTCTGGGTCAATGACACAATCAAAGAAAGCATGAATCTCACGAGTACCGTCAAACTGGTCAGTACGAACATGGTCAGGTTTATATGATAACTCTGGATATGTGTCTCGATATCTTTCGAGAGCATCTCTTGTAATTAACATAAACCCAGTTCCACCTTCTGCCACTTCAACAGGGTCGGAGAGTTTAAATTGTCTTATATCCGCAACAGGGTTAAAGACAAAATCTGATGTATATTGTTCAAGTTCAAAAGGATTTTCCTTTCCAACACCTTGCTGTGCTGCTACAGAAACCTTTTCCCAGGCAATTGTTTTCTTTGGATATGGACCGCATACAATATCATACTTCTCTGGGTCTGATATTTGTAATGCAAGTAATGCTAATGCATCTCTTGGGTCAAATCCAATATCTGAATCTATAAACAATAAATGAGTACAGTCAGAACGAAGGAATTCATCAACAATATAATTCCTAGCTCTTTGTACTAAACTTTCGTTAAATAAGAAATAGTATTTCATTGGAATTTTATGCGATGAACATAACATACTTAAATCATTTGTTGACTTTGTATATAATCCTGCACAAGATCCACCATACATAGGTGTTCCAATAAAGAGTCGTTGTTTTTGTAGTTCTTCTGTTTTTACTTCTAATTTCATACTGTGATTTGCTCCATATCATTTTCAGCTCTAGTGATTGACTGTAATCTCATTACGTCAGCCAATATATCCCAAGCTGAATCGTGTGCTTTAAATACAGAATCCCATTTATCTTCATTAGCACAAGGAGGGAATCCATTCTTCTTCAAACCAAAATCAAACTTTGCATCAATAAAAGTTCTTGTATCTCTAACTTTCCAATGTTGTAGGTGTGATTGTAAATGATTTACTTTATTCTGAGATTTAAATAATCTTTCCAGAATAACTGGGTCAAATGAATTAGACCTTGACCACCAAAAATCAATCTTTGGGCTATCAATTAAAAAATCTGTGAATTGTTTTACAAAATCAGCAACAGATAAATCAGAACTCTTAGGAGCAATATTCTTTCTTACTTCAGAATCCTGCTGCGACCAAAAGTCCAATGTACTTTTATCAACAACCCAATTGTAATTCTTGACTTGCTCCGATACATTCAATTTGAATTTCTTCACCTTGAATACATCGCCTAAATTGTATGGATCGTCAGACGTAAACTTGTCCCATTGAAATACCATTACTGACATATCAATGACAGCACAATTATGTACGTCTTGACCCATTGTTTCAAAGTCTATTATTAAATCATTTCTCATGGTGTATATTATACTCTATTTTTTATTGAATGTCAATAGTTTATGACATAAATTCTTCAAGAGATGGAGTTGTATCTTTTCCGTTAGGGTCAAACTCCATTAATTGTTTATGATTGTTTTGTCTTAAATAAGTGGTATCAGATAATGTTAGTTCCCCTCTTAAAAATTTACCAATCTCAAAATGTAAATCTCTTGATGTAGGTACAGGAACATTTTGAGCAATATGATTTACTTTAGGCAATCCACCTAATAGTTCAAAGTCTTCTGGGAATCCCATCATATGTAGAGCTTCACGAATAGTTAATGACCTATCTTCAGTTGGGTGAATCGTATCAACCATATTACGACCAATGACTGCATTCATATAATCACCAAAGACATGTACTGAACCATCCCATACACCTAATCCATCAGCATACTTTTTAATTGCGTGGTCAGAATACTTAATACCTTTTTCATGTCCTGTCTTATGGAACCATTCGTTTGCTTCTTTCATCCAACCTTTTTTGTTAACATAATTGAGAGTTGTCTTTACATCTTCTTCTAACATAATCTCTCTTACATCACGGTTTGTTTTTGTTTTAATAAATGTATAGTAAGGTTCTTCAGGTACATTCTTATTAATAATCAAATCGTGTTGTAATGCATCATCAGGAATCTCTTGAAGATATTCAGAAAATGATTTACGATCACGGTTATACCAGTTTAATACAGGAGAAGTACTTGACTTCCAACCAATCGCAAACGTTCTATCTCGTCCCTGAGGAACTCCATGATATCTCGTTGAGGTTTTATACAGAGATAAAGAATAACCTCTCTCAGCACAAATTTCATACAGTCTATTTGCGACTGGACGACCTTTGTTCGTATATAGTGCAGGAGCGTTCTCAACAATAACAACCTTTGCTCCTAAAACATCAATACCATCTTGAAAGACCTGATACATAAATTCGTTCTTTGCACATTTAGCACCTTTTGATTCTTCAGTTAATCCAGTATTTAATTGTGATAATGCAGCGCAAGGTGGAGTACCTGATACTACATCCACTTGTTTAATATTTGGATTTTCAGAATCAAGTAATACATAAGGAATATCACGTCCTTTCGTTACTTGTTGATAATTGACATAATGTCCATCGTTAGCTTCAAATCCACTATAAGAATAAATTGCTTCGGGTGGTTTACCGAAAGCTTTTTCCGCTCCTAGCATTTGTCCACCAATAAGCGGAATAAGTGGTGCCCATGTTATATCTTGTTTCATCCAAAAAAGTCCTCAAGTGTAGCAGCAGTTTTCTTTTCGTATTGTGATATATCAGTAGCGATATAATCTTCATCAATTGCTGTCATAATTTTATTGTTTAAGAAGGTGCCATCATATAACTCAGGCTTGCATATAAGTTTACGCAATCCTTTAACTACTGATAAGTACTCTTCTTCATTATTTAGTAATCTATCCATTCTTTCTTTAAACTCAGTTGGAGTTTTTGGTCGTAAGAAGTCAGGTATAGGTAAATGTTTCTGTTCATCATATGTTGGATGTAAGAAAGGAACAACTCCTGCGTGTATCATTTCAATATACTTTGCTGTTACCCAACCTTTTTCAATTGGAATAATAAACGTAAATTTAACATTATCCAATTTACGAATTACATCGTCAAGATGAATAGAACCTTTGAACCTAGCATCAGTTTCTGTATCTGGGTGTTCCCATTTTCCATAAACTTCAACATCTTCAAAATCGTTCAATACCCATTCCTTCATCAATCCATATCTTGAAGGTTTACCTTCATTCAATATGACCATAAAAGGAATGTTTCTTGTTGTATTAAATTCTTCTGTATAGTCGTAACGAACACAAAAGTTTGTTTCCATTCCTGCATATACAGATTCTACAAATTTGTCGGATCGTTCTTGGTTTTCATATGATTCTATTGTACTTGCTTTATACTTATAATCATATTGACCTAACGACTTATTTGGTAAATGAAAGATATCTCTTGATTGATTCATTACATATCGTGGATCATTTACAATCTCAACGTAGTCAGGCTTTTCTTCATTTAACCAAATCGCAATAGGAGAAGTATAGTTCTTTGTCATATCAATCACAGAAGCAGGTTTACCGTCAGTGATACCTTCTTTTAAATGTTTCACTTGAGTAATCTTACCTGGGATCGTAACAGTACCAACTTGACCTACCATCATAACAGTATAATCTAACTTAAATCCTCTCTGATTAAAATAGTTAATCACATGACGATAAAAGTTATCGGTTTCATCATTCTTAATACCTTTCCAAATATCAATTACATTATCATACGGAAACAAATCCAAAGCTTCAGATTCAGAAAGAGTGCTGAAGTCAGAACGACCGATAATATAAAATGTTTTGTCTGGGTTATTATTTGCGAGTGCAATTAGAACTGAAGATGGCTCGTTGTCTCCACCGATAGGTGAGAACCTATTGCGTTTAAACTTGACTGACTTGCCAATCTTTGCGAATCCAATGTTTTTCATAATATATAATTATCCGACTGTATTTTTATTTATTAGAATTGACCACACGTTGTCTGAGCTCTGTTGAACTGAATGAGTGTCTTCGTCTATTATAATGAACAGGACATAAGCCTTTACCTGTATGTTCTTGGTCTTTATACTCTTCACCAACAATTCTTATGTCAGGATTAATCGTCAAGATCATATCAACGATTTCTTGTTCTGTTGTAAAAGGAATAACTTCATCAACATACTTACAAGATGATACCTGTATGTATCTCTCAAAAGGAGTTTGAATAGGCTTGTTCTTTGACTCAGGACGATCCACTGTTGGGTCAATCAATAATCCAACAATTAAATAATCACACAATGTCTTTGCTTCTTGTAACATTACAATATGACCTGCGTGAAACAAATCAAAAGTAGAACATGTAAATCCTACTTTAAAATCTTCAGGTAATTTCTTTCTATCTAAAAACATAATTCTTCCGTAATATCATTAACACATTGTATAATAAAATCTTTATCAGGGTGATACTTATATACACGAATAATCTCAGCTGCTGTTAAAATTATTAATGTGTTTCTTTCTATTTGAGGATTGTAAGCTAACAGCGTATTAATTGAAAGATCTTGTAGTTCAATGTTATAACGATTAATAAGCAAGCTTGCGATAAACTTTGCTATGTCAAGTTCACGACAACCAAATACATTAGGGATAGGGTCAATTAAGTACATGTTATGTTCATTAAACAGCATGTTCTTAATACCAAAATCTCCGTGACAATACCCGTATTCTAAATTAATATTTGCCATCCTTTCAACAATATCGTTAAACACAGGTACATCAGCTAACTGAACATGACCTACAATCCTTGCGATATAGTCATCAAATGTTAAAAACTTTTTAGTAGGTATATGACCGAATTCATCAAGTGCTTCTTGAATCATTGCTAATGCTTTATATGGAGAATGCTTGAAGAACTCTTCATCGTGGTCAATGTAATCCATTGTAATTGTATCACCAACCACTCTATGGATTTCTGGAGTATATACTGCACTGCCAGTTTGCTTATACCATTTTGCCACTTCATGAGC